GCAACTCTAACACTCGAGCAATACGTCGAATTGTTTCGACATCTGTGGGCCGGTAGGGTTTGCCTAATCTGTTGCCAGTACCGGTATCACCTTCGTATATGATGTATGACAGGCCCATCTTCTCAGGAGGGAATCCACAAAAATCAAAATCTTCTGGCTCATACCCTTCGTCTAGTTTGATCAGGCTAACTCTAATCCAATTGATCTTGTGATAGTTTTCTGGTTTCAGTTTTGACAGTTTCAATGTGTTGGTGATGATGCCAATGTCGTAGCCCAGTTCATGTGCATACTCAACTATGCTGTTGATGTCATCCCGGGTGTCCTTGTCGCGGTAGATCAAGGGTTCACCACCACCGGTGATCTCCACACTCTTGGCACCCAGTGTTCGAAAGTCACGCAACACCTGTTTGATTTTTTCAAATGGCAAGTATGATTTTAGTGGACGTTCAGCCACACTGCAAAATGGACAACCACTGCTGCAAACTTCACACGGTGACAGTTGTATTGTGATAGGCTTGAATTTTTTATCGTGTTGTATACTGTGTAACACATCAGTGTGTTGCAACAACTTGTCGCCCCAGGTGCTGAATTTTTGTGTCAGTGCGATGTGTTTATTTTTGTTCTGCATTTGGCATACCTTTTCCTGTGTGGGGGTTTGGGCTCTGTCTTGAAGTTGACATCTGCCCAATAATTTCACGACTTTTCATTACCGGATGTAGTCTGGCCACCGATGGTATGCATACCTTTACATTCATCACATTGGTGTTGACTTGATTGTCTGTGGCCAAGAATCCGTTTTCTCTAATATAATCAACTAACTTTTTTGCCCCTCGTGGTTTGATGATGTAAGCATACACACCTGAACTGTAGCATCCGGCTTGTTTTTTAAACCTAAGTGGATCTGGGTATCCGGTCACTGCTGGAATGTCAAGAATTGAATGAACTGCCACTTGTGAAGTTTGATCCTTATCTACCACAACATCATATCCACCATCTTGTTTCATCCAAGGGCTAAAACAATCCAATTTACAAATGTCATCAAATTGACTCATGATGTTGTTGGGAATTGGTCGCATGAGCCAACCATCATGTTCCAGCACAAGATACGGCTCTTGACTCTTGGCGCACTGCATCCATAGATAAAAATGGCTTAAAAAATTACCATAATGGCCCAAGGTCATTTTACTTAGTTTTTGTTTGCCCAGTTTAATATTGAGTTTTTTCAAGTGTTGTTCATAGTCTCGACCCCATATGGCTTGAAATATTTCTACGTTGACTCCAACTTTGGCCGCTTGCTGTCTACACTCGGCTGATAATTGTTCTGATAGTTCATGCCCCAGCATGGTAATGATATATGATTTCATCTATAAATTGCTTCTACAAATTCATACTTATCGGTCCACTCACGGGGCACATCTTGCCAGGTACCGTTGAGTTGATCATTGTCCCAGCCGGGGTAGTGTGATCGATCCTTGAACCACCAAAACAAATCACTGCCTGACCAATCTGCATAGTATTTCTTAAAGAACTCTCGCGTTCTGGGTTCACGAAAGTATTCAGAATCATACATGACTTTTTTGCCTTTGGCTGGACGTTGAAAGTTAAGACCGATAAAACAAAACTTCTCAGCGTGTTGCTCTAAGATATTACGCACCCAGATCATGTCATCATCGGGTATGCTGTTTAAAACTTGTGTGCATATCACACCATCAAACTTGGCATCTGCAGGTGGCGGCGTTTCAAATTCTTCCACACACGGATCATAGCGATATACAGTGACTCCAAGATATTGATCAAATGTTTGCCATTGATCTTTGGGTATCTCCACGCCCGGCTCAGCGCCATAAGGCAGTGGTTCAGTGTACTGCAATCCTTTGCCACAACCATAGTCTAATATGGTCTTAGCATTGTATCGTTGCGCAAGATCATAGATTTTGTTTTGATATTTTACAACATCGTATCCTGCCCAACTTTTGTTTTGTTGTTGAAAGCGACGACCAGCCTCTACGCTTTCAAGATAATAGTCACTCACCGCCATCCCATGATCCAGTCGTCACGCACTTGATCTAGTTTGATCATGCCCCAGGATTGCAACATCTCCACTGCCGCAAACTGTCCGTATTGTTTGCTGTATGCATCGTGTGGTTTTTGTTCTATCACTATCACGGGTCTACAACGGCGAATGGTTTGTTCTGCGCCTTGCAAGATGCGATATTCATATCCTTCGCAATCAATTTTGATATAACTCACATCAGGAAAATTCAGTGTATCCAATCGAACCACCCGCACATCGCCGGTGCCCATGGTAGCAGGGTCTAAGTGGCTGTGCCCAGAATTGTCTTCAGTAATGATCATGGTTCCTTGTGTGTCTTGATCGCCTAGAGCAATTGGTTGAACTTCAAAGTTTGTGCCTTGCACGTTGTGTTCTAAGCATTCTCTAAACAAGGCCACTGGTTCAAATGCTATCACACGCTTGAAACTGCCAACAAAGTCGCGACTCCACAAGCCCACGTTGGCACCAATATCCAGTGCCAGGTCTCGATTTTTACACAAGTCAATGCTTCGCCGACGCACAGCAACTTGATATTCGGCAGGGAGACCTTTGTCCACACTTTTCTTCAACATTCGCGGAAGGTGTGTTTCAAAGTCCGGGAATTTCCATCCATAATGCTCAACCATTCAGTATCTCCTCAGTTTGTTTAATTATACGTTCGGCTGTGCCGTTTCGGAATTCGTCTATGTGAAATTGAGCATAGGCCAAATGATACGCCCAGGCCAACAGTTGATCACGATCAGGAAACCATGGATTGTCTATGCAATTCAAGTCTGTGTTGCTCACAGGTCTGGCAGCGTTTGATGGTGCTAGTGCAAACACAGGCACACCTGCCAATATGGCTTCTGTACCAGCAATTGAATTGAATGTGACCACAGCATGCACATCATCCAATGATTTTTCCACACGATTTATTTTTCTATCAGTACGACTCCGATTGCGTTCACGAACAACAATAGGCCTGTCTGTGTGTTGCTTGATAGTGTCAATTGTTTGTTTTAGCCATGCATCCAATTCAATGTCGTAAAATTTGCAAGGCTTTTCATCGGGTGCAACAATTAATATTGTGTTGCCACGACGACGATTGGCCACCTCTAGCCCCAGTCGATTCCACCGATCACTTGGGCGAGGAATCACTTGATCATGTTGCAAGTTGTTGGGCACTATGCGATGCCATATCTTCCAACCATGGGGATTGTTAAAACTGGGACGATTGCCCATGTATCCTGAATCCATATATCTAAATGGTCTGTGATCTGCCCAGCACTGTTTGATGATCTTGTGCTTCATTATGCCACGTAGCATGATTGGATCAACACTGTCCTCATAGCGCCATGACTCAAGTGGTGTGCTCTGTTTGCCTAGACCATGTGCATACATGTCAATGTACTCGTCATCACCGTTTTTGCTGAGGTAGATCCAGTTCATTGCCAGTATGCTTCGGTTCTTTTGACTTTCAAGTCAGTGGCTGGACTGCGCCCAGTTTTTTTACGTGAACCTTTGAGATGGTCTAGATACGCACCCCAGTCTGAATTGATCAAAGGATGTCCTTCGCCTGTGATCAAATGACTGCTCCAGTCAAGTTCATTCAACACAGTGTGCCGACGAACAACATCAAAAATAAAACTGTCGTGCCATTCGTCTTGTTGAAAAATTCCATTTTCTGCGTCATCATACATCCATTGAAATCTCTTTAGAAAATCCTGCACAGCAACTGAACGTAAATTCATTGCATACAATCCGCACTCACTGAATTTTCCCTTTCTTCCAAGAAAACACAGGTCTTTGTCAACAGGTATTAGTTTTTGAATGTCTTGCATGCTAATTGGACTGTGACAAATGGTGTCAGCATCCATCCATATCAACACATCTGCTGTGGTGTTTTTGGCACAGTGAAATATACTGTACACTTTGTGTGCAAAGCGCACAGCGTCCCATTTGAATGGTTTGGCAGCGTCTCTTCTGCGGCTTCGCACAGGATCTGCTGATATATCACCGTTGGCCCGGGGAACATTGCGCCACTGTTGTTTAAAAGTGCCAAGTTCAACACTGGCTTGTTCTAAATCTACAACATGAAGATTTGGTGCAGACTGAGTGACTGCGCATGCTTCTGCATACACTTGTAGTTCTACTTCTTGAGGCCATGTTTGTAAAAAGGTATCAATCATGCGACGACCATATGTATTGTAACCGTCAGCACTAAAAGTGGTAACTACTGTGTATTTCATAAGCGTATTTACAGTGATAAAATCCATAGCCTATTTTCCTGCCCAGTGTGCGCTAAATTCCAAGCCAGTGATGAGTGCATTCTTGGATTGTTGTCAAGCCGCGGGCATACAAACACAAGAAAATTCCATGGCTGCCGATGCGGCTGTGATTTGGTCAGTGTTGTGGCATGGCAGGATGCGGCCAAATCAAGCAGTGTACGAGCACTATCGTCAGCAAGGCAAGCCGGTGATTGTGATAGACATTGGTGCGCTGTATCGTGGGCAGACTTGGAAATTGGCAGTGAACCATATCACTCGGGATGGATACTATGGACATGATCAAGATTTAGACTGGGGCCGTCCACGAAAACTACAAATAAGTTTAGCAACACAGGTCAATCCTGGATCTGAAATCATTGTGGCTGCACAACATCAAAACAGTTTACAGGTTGCTGGCATTGGCAGCATGGAATCATGGGTGTTGGGCCAAATACAGCTAATTCGCAATCAAAGTGGACGCCCCATACGCATACGTGCGCATCCTCGCTCACCATTACGCATGTCACACATGCCTGATAACGTCACGATAGAAGTTGCAAGACCCGTGGTCAATACCTATGACAGTTTTGACATGCACTTCAATTGCCATGCTGTGATCAATCACAACTCAGGACCGGGTATACAAGCAGGCATTGCAGGATGTAGGCCCATTGTGGCACACAGCAGTCTGGCGTATCCTGTGTCTGTGGGTTACGCTGACATTGAACAACCTTATACAGTAGACAGAGAATTATGGTTGGCACAGATATGCCACACTGAATACACTGTGCAAGAATTACGAGAAGGACTATGGCTAAAAAGAATCGAGCCCGCATTGACGGCATAATTGATTGTGCTTGTGTAATCCATGGCACTGGATATGATTGGCAGTACGTGGACAAACTGTACAACATGTTGACACGACACATGCCCCAAGGCATACGTTTTCATGTGTACACCGAAGAGCATAGATCAGTACCGTCACACATGATCAAACACTGTTTGAGTGAATGGCACGGCATATCAGGACCCAAACGGTCGTGGTGGTACAAGATGCAGTTGTTCAATCCTGAACATCATGCAGGCAATTTGTTGTATTTTGATCTTGATTGTGTGATCATCAATGGCATCAGTTGGATTCCCGAACTCAGTACTGATTACTTTTGGACCATACGAGATTTTAGATATCTACAAAAAACCACACACTCAGGAATCAACAGCAGTGTGATGTGGTGGAATGTGGACCGGTTTGCTCATGTATGGGCCGACTTTGTGAAATTAGACATCCAACAAACTGTACGGCGGTACCAAGGCGATCAAGACTATATTGGTGCGGTTGTTGATCACAATCAACGCAGACACTTTGAACAAAATCAACTGCAAAGCTGGCGTTGGCAAATCAGTGAAGGTGGTTATGATTTCTCAAGGAAAAAACCCAAAAACCCTGGAACGCCAACTGTAGTAGGAGACGAGACCAGCATTTTAGTATTTCATGGAAAGCCCAAACCGCACGAATGCCTGAAGGATCCTGTGGTAGCAATGCACTGGCAATAATGTAATACTAGAGTAGTACTTGACCAGAAATTCCCAATTTGTTATAATAGTGGCTTACAAACAAACAGGAGCCAGTACATGGGCTATCGTGTGGTTGACAGCATAGACGTCATGCGTGACAAGTATGGTCCTCGTGCAGGACTGGAAGGCCCGTTCAACTTCAGTGGTCGTGTGTTGTATTATGACAACAAGGAAGGCCTGTACTACGATCCCTCTACTGACTTCTATGTGGAGCAGGCAGAAATGGACGAGATCAACACCCGTTTCTTTGAACAGTTCAAAAAGTAATACTTAGGTAGTACTACTTTTTTGGTTGACCAATAATTCCCAAAATGCTATAATAACCACATACAAAGCAAA